TTACTCCGGCAACGTGATTGAATATTTCGCGGCGAGCTGCGCGCGGATGTTGGCCGCATGGGTTTCATCGACCGTGCCGGTGGTGAAGATTTCGCGCCAGGCACAGGTTGCGGCGTCGGCAGAGCTGGTGTCGCTGGCACGGGCGCCAAGCGATGTGCGAGCATCTGAATAGTTCGGAAAGTTGGCTGCGGTGACGGCACCGGTGCTGTTCTCGGTGCCGTTCAGATAGGTTGTCCACTCGGTCTGCGTTATGAGGTATTCCACGATCACGGTGCCCAGCCCGGCCAGCGGAATGCCCGAATCGTAGTTGATCGTCACGGCGTTGGCGAACTGTCGGGCCAGCGCATAAAAGCGCAGGTTGCTGCCGAATTTTCCCGCGCCGAACAGAATGGACAGGTTGGACTGGTGGTCGTTCGTTTCCGCCAGCACCGCCCCGAAGAATGCGTCGATCGACGCCCCGTCCAGGACGATGAACACCCGCGCCGATCCACCACCGAAGAAGTGCTGTTGCAGCAGCCGGTTCCCGGCCGCCTTCGTCGCGGTCTGAATAACGCTGGGACCGGCTGCATTGAAAGCCACTGGTGATCCTGCATCGGCCTGTTGCGGCGCGGCGAAGGCAACCGGCGTGGTGTCGAGTGCAAAGGCATTGCCGCCCTTGTCGTTCACCGCCGCTACATCGGTGCCACTGCGCACAACGTCATCGTGGCCGAACCAGTAGAGCTTGCCGGCATCGTCCGCCATCGGATTGGCCGGCGCGGTGCGCGTGTCGATCGCGATGGCATCGCTGGCGACAACATCAGCATCGCCCCCGCCCGAGGGCAGCAGCGCAAGGCGATAGCTGCCGTTCAGCTCGTCGGGAATGGCAAGCTCGATCGGCGTGCCGCTGGTATCAAGCGCGACGGTGCCAAGGTCGATGTAGGCCGGATCACCGCCGCCGCCGAAGTCAGCCGCACCCGGCGGGGCCTCGGCCGACAGATACAGCACAGCCTGAACACCGGCATCGTTCTTGTCGATGGCGTAGCTGACCGCCGCGTCGCCATTCTCATCCGGTGCGGCAATGCTGTTGATCGAGATCACGGCAACCGCCGGTGCAGCCACCACAGGCCCTAAGACCGTCGAATAGGCAGCCACGCTGCCGGCGCTGTTGGTGGCCGTCGAGGCAAACCGATAGAATTTGCCGAGCACAAGCGCCGGGCTGGTGGTGTCGGTGTCGCCCGTGCCGGTCCAGTCGGTCGACCCGTCGTCGGACACCTCCCATTCGTCGATTTCGACAAGGTTCGTGCCAGTGAAGGTGCCCGAGGTGCCGGTGAGGTTGCCGTCTTCGTACACATCGCCCGAGGCAGACGGCGCGGCATCGACCGCCGGCGCCACGTCCTGCACGGTGATCGGGAACGCGGTGAACACAACCACATCCCCTTCACTGTCAGTCGCCGTGATGTTGAAACCCGCCGTATCGCCCGCAGAGAGCGCCGTGGAGGCATCAACCGCGTCTCCCAAGTAGCCACGCACCACAGACGCGATCGTGCGACCCGGAAGCGGCACATAATTGGTATCCTCGCCAAAGGTTTCCCAATTTGCCACGTCCTGCAGCGCATCCCCGTGGTAGAGCGGCGACATGGTCGGCTTGATCACGGCCGAGATGACCTGGGCAACCACCCCGCCCGTCAGCTGCCGCACCAACGGGCGAACCAGCGGCCGCACCAAACTCCGCGCGGCGGTCATCAGCGCACCGTAAAGCTGTATTCGGCATCACCCGAAGGCGTGAACCGGAACCGGCCGTTTCCAATCTCGAGGTGGAACACGGTATCGGCCGCGAACGGGCTGTCTGGAATCGCGATCCAGGTGCCATCGCCCATGTCGGCCTCGATCGCGACCGATCCAGACCCGGCATTGATGACCACCATCGCCGGAGACTCCTTCTGGCCATAGACGCCATCGAGAGGAAAAACTTGTGTATCGTTGAACTTGGGCATCGTAGTGCACCTATCGCTTGAGGGATTTCACGGCGCCGACACCGGTGCCGACGTAGAAGAGCCAGGCGATCATGTCGCCGGCCCATTGCTGCATTTGCGGGGTTGGCAGATCGGCGACCGACCAGCTGAAGCGGAACACGCTGTCGAGGATCACCGCCGCCCACCACAGCCCCAGCGGGCCGATGAAGAGCGCGGCGAAGATCCAGAACCAGGGCACCGTGAGCTTTGCGCGATTGAACTCGGCCATGATCTGAGCCTCGGCGACGGACGCGCGGGCGATCTCGATCGTGGTGCGGCTTTTCAGCTGCTCACTCACGCCCTCGAGCTCGGCCCGCCGCTCGAGATGTGCGAGCGCCCGATCGACGGCACCGCGCAGACCGACGCGGACCAGCCAGGCCAGCAGCGCGCTCATTTGAGGCGCACCGGCTCGGAGGTGTAGAGCCGCAGAACCGTGTTGCCGAGGATCGAGAGCAGCACGACGACGCCCCGCACGGCCGCCACGGTCTCGCCGCCGTAGCCGAGGCCGGCCAGCTGGTCGAGCACTGGTGCCAGCTCGTTGCAGGCCCCGACGATGCCGGTCACGATATTGAACCAGACGGTCTTTGATCGAGCGACAGGCTTAGCCATGCGCGCCTCCTGCGATGATCGCGGCATAGGCCTCGGCCCGCCGCTTGTGATGGATGGATTTCAGGATCAGGAGTGCGGCGAGGGCGATCACCAGGGCCGCCACACCCCAGCTCGCCCACTCGGGCAGCGCCTCGAGCGAGATCGCCGCGCCGCCCCCGGTGCCCGAGGCAGCCGCACCGCCGGCATCGCGCTTCTGGGCCGCGCGCGCCGGCGCGATCTGCGCCTCGACCACGGCCCGCGTCGCGCACATCGCCACGGCCGCAGCCTCGGTATCGGCCACCCGCCGCGACCAGCCGCGCCCGAAGGTCGACCAGGTGCCAAGGCGCTGAAGGAAGCCCATGCGCGCCGCGCAGGCGCGCTGGATCACGGCAACCGTATCAGGCGCGTTACGCGCGGCCTTCAGCGTCTGCGGCCCAACGCGACCGTCTGCCGGCACCCGCAGACCCGCCTGCAACCACCTGGCGCCGCGCGCGGGCCCCGAGTTCACGCCTGCGTCAAACGCCACCAGGTCGAGGCCCTTGGGCAGATCATCACCCCGCACCGGCATCCAGTAGCCGGCGCGGTAGATCTCGGCCGCCTCGCTCAGCTGAAGCGCGCGCACGTCTTTCGCGGTGACGTGCCGGCCGCGATGGCGCTGTAGCGTGGCCCGGGTAATACCAAGGTTCGTCGCGCCTCCGGGATCCTTGGGATGATCCACAAAGCCGCCTTCCCACCTCAACACATGGTCGAGGCAGGGCCGATAGTTCGTCGCTGTCATGGTGCCCTCACATCTTGGCGCGGATTTCGATAAGGAGATCACGCAGACCGCCGTTGCGGCGCTCGATCTCGTCCAGCTGCTGGGCAAGCTGGGTCGCGGTGCGGGCGTGATCGCTGCGCAAGGATGCGATCTCGGCCGCCAGCGCGTCTTCGGCATGGCGCTGCGCGATCGGCGGGATCGGCGGCACGGGTGTCTTGCGCCGCAAGCCCCGCCAGGTGGTGATGAAGGTCGCCAGAACCGCGCCGATGCCGGTGCCGATCAGGGCGAAGTCCTGGTTGGTCAGGCCGGTGAGCTCAGACAGGGCCATGGCGCACCTGCGTCATCCGGTAGTCCGCAGAAGCCCTGTAGGCGGCGAGCAGGTCGAAGAGCGCCAGCACGAAGTAGGTGCCCGCCCCGGTCCCAAGCGCGCGGGAGTTCGCCCCCTCGCCGCCGCAGCTCTCGACCGGCCAGGGATACCCTCCGAACCACGTCACATGGCACGTACCGAACCAGGTCGAGAGCACCGGCCAGGCAAAGGCCATCGACAGGATCGAGAAGACCACCACGCCGCAGCCAGCCCCCAGCATCCGCAGGATCGGCGAACGCCGCCATCGGCCGTTGATGTAAAGCGCGCTCAGCCGGGCCGAGCCGACCAGCGTCAGCAGCACGGCGAGGCTGGTCTCTTCAAGCCCCATGGCGCCGAAGCCGGCAAAGCTCGAGCGCGCCAGCGTGTCCCCCGGCAGCGAGAGGGTGAGCGCAAAGACCAGCAACACGCTCCCGGTCAGCCATTCGGTCGCGCGCCCGTTCTCGATGATCGCAGTGGTCAGCGTCCTCACTTGCCCACCCAGCCAGTGTTGCCGCCACCACTTTCCTTGACATAGAAGCTCGTTCCCGCGCCGCCGTCCGTCCGGGAATAAATCGAACCCACAGGCGCAGAAACAGCGCCCTCCGGGGAACCGGCCCCAGACGTCCATAGAGCGGCATTGTCGAGCTTTATCTCGGGCGCGCCGCCCCCATGAACGGCGAAATCGAACGTATTGTTGGCGACCCGCATGAGCAACGGTGCAGCCCCGTCGTCGTTGGCTTTAGGAACGAACTTCCACACGATCCGGTTGGTGGAGCCGCCTCGCTTGAGAAACTGCTCGTCTGGAAAGGCATTGTCGTCATCCGTATAGATCGAAGTCAGAACCCGGAACGCCCTTGTGAAACGCCCCGGCCCAATGCTGTCAGTGATGTTCGTATGGTGCCACTCGTAATCTGCATCCAATGCGTCCCAAGTGGTTGAAAAGAAGCCGACTGAAGAATCGTTATCAAAGATCGAGAAGCGATCCCCGGCCTCATCCTCCTGAAGCTTCACGCGAATAAGCGGCTCAGTCAGCGTCACGCGGTCCTGAAGCTCGAGGTGCCGACCGCCGTAGATAACCAGGCGCGACGTATTGTCGATGACATAGCCGTTGTCGAAATACGGATCGAAGAAGAAGCACCGGCTTGGCGCATCGCTCACAACGTTCTTAGGCTCGACCCGAGCGGGCGGCGCAGAGGGGTTGCCGTTGAACGGGTGAACGCCATAGAACCGGCAGTTGCTTGCGCTTGTGCCGAGGTAGATATTTCGCGCGGCCCACCCGATTTCGCCGCCATCAATCACCATATCGGCACAATCCACGATAAGCGTGTCGCCCTCGAAATTGCTCTCGGTGCCGAACTCGGGGTCTGCCGGTTGCCATTCGTTGCCGCCCGCGTCCTGCAACACAAAACCACCCATCGAATTGCCGTCGCAGCGAATACCGTATGTCAGAAAGCGGTCGGCAAACGGCATGACGGCGCGGGATCGCGCACAGCTTCGGAACCACCAGCCAGAGCAAATCTTGTCGCAATAAATCTTGCAGCCGATCAGGGTGGAATCCTGCGAATTTACCTTGATCGCGGGGGTGCTTCCATCCAGATCGCCGCCTGATATGACGTTGATTGATCCCTCGGAGAAATCGATGTGCAGGAACTCCGGGTTTCCTGTTCCGATCACAACCTGGTTCGCAATGTAGATGGGCGACGACAGTTTCAGCGTGACCCCTTGCGTGTCCGAAACCAGTGCCAGCGCCGCGTCCGCCGCAGCCTGAAAGCCCGACGAACTATCCGCCGTCGAGGTGCGGTCGTAATAGTCTTCGACCTGAATGATGACCGGGCTTTGCTTGGCAACAATACCGTCCAGAAGCTCCACGATCTCGGTCGGCTTCGGTTGGTGGGAATTGCTTGGCGGATTGCCGCGAAAAACGTCGATGGGAGTCAACGTGACCATGTCGAATTCCTTGTCATTTGGTGATTAGGGTCCCGGGGTGGAGACAGTCACGGACACCGGTCCGGAAAGTGGCCCGGCGACACCGGATGCGTTGATCGGGCGCGCCCAATAATAGAAGGTGCCGACCGGCACCGTGTCCGTCCAGGAATCCGCATCCGAGGGAATGCCGTATTCGGTGTGGACCAGCGTGGCATTTTCAAAAACCGCACTGTTGCCGCGCAGGATCTCGGTTCCGAAGTAGCTGGCGTGGTTTGGCGCCTCGAAGGTGATGGTTGCCGTGGTCGGTCCGGACGCGACAGCATCGAAGCTATCGAGCGCGTCGGGGGCGGTCTGGTTTACCTGCACCACAGCCGTCACCGGAACCTCGGGCGCCCAATCCGATCGCCGCAACGCCGCGGTGCGATTGCGCAGCTGCGCCTCGACCGTGTCACCATCGGCAAAGCCCGAGGTGCGCACCTGGCTGACGCCGGGCTGGATCACAATGCTTTCCCATGCCTCCTCGCCCACCACCCGAAACTGCAGCTCTTGCGTCAGGCTGGCATCGGCCGCCGCCCAACTCCACAAGATCGCGCCACCCGGCAGCGGGCCACCGTTCAGATCGGTTGGCACCGGCACCGCATTGTCGCCAGACACCTCGCTGAACACGGGCCGCGCCGCTTCTTCCGTCACCGGGTCAAAATCGAAATCCTCGGGTGTCACACTGTTGGCCTCGATCGAAAACGTATGACCGCTGGCATCCCGCGTCAGGCTTCCGATCTCGAAATATGCATCCACCCCCACGGCCGCGTTTTGCACCCGGACAAACCTTTGCCCGATCAGGTCGTATCCGATCAGACCGATGGTACCGCGCAGGGCGTACTCCGGCCGTTTGGTGCGCGCGATCCGCTTGTTCATGCGCGCCGCCTGGTTGTGGGTGGAGATCATGAACAGCTGCGGTTCATCCCGCTTTTTCCGGCCATCCGGATCGATCACATAAGCGCCCGATGTTGCCTCGCGATACAGATTTCCCGGCTCGATGTATTGTGCCGCAACCTCGCTAGGCGCATCCCGACCCCAGCCGCCGCTGCTGATCTCACAGCTCAGGAAATCCGCCCCGGTCAATGTCACTGTCGGCTCGATCCAGCGCCCGAGCCTGAACCCGATCTTGCCGTCGGGCCGCTCGTATACCCAGGCATCGCATGCGGCCGCCAGTTGCGCCCGCTGTTCCTCGAATTCCTGATCGTCGCTGATCACCCCGTCCAGCTGCCAGCGCGGCTGTGTTCCACCATCACCATTGCTGATGATTTCGTCCGCGACGTCCGCCTCAAGCGCCACGTCGTCCCAGTCCACCTCGCGCCCCAGTACCGCGACCAGCCAATGCGCCATGATCAGGGCCGCATTGCGCGTGAACCCGGTCGAACCCGATCGCGGATCGAAGATCTCGTTATTGCCCTCGATGACCGGCGTGTAGGCGCCCTCGCGGGAATTCGGATAGATATCGGAGAACAGATGCTGCGGCGGGCGCAGAGCCCAGATGTGCGCTCCTGTCAGCCCGGCAAAATCATGCGCGGAGGTGACCTCGGGAAAGGTCGACACCAGCTCCGGATCGGCCACCTGCCCGGCCCCGCCGAGGAACGGCCTGATCCGGTAATAGCCAGCCATCGGTGCCGTGGTGACCAACCCGTTGCCGTCGATCTCGACTTCGCGCTCGTCCAGGAAGTGCTTGAACACGCCCGCGCAGGGATGTGCGGCGAGGATCGGAGAATAGTGCCGCTTGGTGCCACCGGATCCGGTGACGATGTCTGTGCTGGTCGCGGATTCGCTGAAGCCCAGTGACCCACCCTTGCGCACCCGGCCGAACACCCACTCCGCATAGGCCACCGGCTGGGCAAAATTGACCATGCGGGCCGAGGGTGGCGGCAAGGTCGGTCGCGGCTGCAGCGATTGCACAAGGAACGACAGCCCGATTGAAAGCGTGGCGCGCACCAGCAAGCCGCCAAAGAACGTGCCAGCAAACGTCGCGCCGGCCGCGAAAGCGGTACCGGCGCCGGCTGCGATCCCGAGCGCTGTTGCTGTTCCCGCTGAAGCGCCAAGCGCGCCCAGGATGAACCCGCTGACCGGATCGGCCGAGGCCCGGCCCGGTGTCAGTGCCGTGGTGGCCAGCAGGGCCGCGACAAAGAGCCTACGCCGCATATCCGACCCCCCAGAACGCCTCGACCTCGACCAGAGCCGGCTGCAGTGTCGTGGTGCCCTGCGGCCCCTTGCATCCCCAGCAGTCGCCCAGCCACATCGCGCCGCACGGCCAGCGCGGATCGTCCCTGCGCCGGATCACCGCCACGTCGCCGATCTGCAGCGCATTCCCCCGCGTCAGCCCAACAGCCTCAAGGTACCGACCGGCCGTCTCGACCGGCGCACGCAGGAAACCGGTCACCTGCTGGCAGCTGACCGGATCGCAATAGGTGCCGCGCACCGCCTCGGCCGGATCGACACCGCGCACCCGCAGCACCCAATCCGCCAGCACAATGATGCAATCGCTTTCGCCCCAGATGTGAGGCAGCGACATCCAGCGATGCAGCTCGCGGTAATGCTCCGACATCACGCTCATCCGAACAGCTTCTCTTCCGTGAAATCCGACGTGGGGCGGAACTCCAGCGACGGATTTGCCGCCCCGATCAGCTGCGCGTGGCCCCGCGTGTCCAAGGTGATCCGCCGGGCTGCGCGGCGATCTTCGGTCCAAGCCTCGAACCCGAGCGACAGGGTGCGATCCCGGGCGCCATTGGCGCGCACGCTCAGCGTCCGGATCGTGCGCGTCAGCCATTTGCGCGGTGGCAGAACCGGGGCGTTCAATTCCGCCACGCTCGAGATTGGCTGATACCAGAAGCTGATTGCACGCCCGGTCAGGTACCCGATCCCCAGCGCCTTCACCTGCTCGACCAGGTCGGGCTGCTGCGGGTCCTGGAAAAAGGAAAAGGCGATCCGCCCCTCGGGTGCCACCCCGTTGATCGCGCTTTGCAACCGATCCGATCCGAGTGCCGTCGAACCGACCCAGGCCTTGCCAGTCACATCCGTAAACACCCCGTCCACGCCCAGCAGAAACCCGAATTCACCATCGGGCGTATCGAGGTTGACCAGATCGAGGATCCCGATCACGTCATCGCGCAGGTCGAATTCAGGCACGGTTCAGATACTCCCGCAAGGCGATCGACGGTCGCGACACGAAATCAAGGCCATAGGACGGGTTGCCGCCGCGCGGATTGACCATCTCGAACAGCCCGGTCGCGCGCATCTGGATCGCAGCTCCGGAGGGGATCGCCCGCCGCAACGGCATCTGCACGCCCAGCTCATACGCCCCACCCGACACCGGAGTGACAGAGGTCACCACGAAGGGCCAATCGTCGTGGCTCAGGAATTGCCCGACCGCGGGCACCGTCATATCGCTGACCAAAACCCGGATCACCTCGGCCCCTGCCGGCGCAGCCGCGTCTGCCGTAACGAAGGGATCAAACCCGAAGCCCTGCCCCGTGCTGAAGGGCTGATCGGTGTCGAACGGCACACCGGTCTCCAGCCATGCCTGCTCCACCCCGACGGACGCAGGATCGAAGCCGACCGGATCGGTCATGATGATCCGCAGGATACCCACCTGTCCCTGCGCCCGCAGCCGGATCGCACGCCACTGGCGCAGCATCTCGCCTGCCAGAGCCAGCTGCGGTTCGGCCACCCAGCGCGGGAAAGCATTGAACACGGTCTGCGTGTTCCCGTCGTTCGCTTCACCGCTCATCTGGCTGCGCCAATCGATATCCCAGTCGACCGTCGACAATCGGAACACGCTGGCTGGCACCGTCACAAGATGGCGCTGCATCAGCTGACGCCTCGCGCGCTGAGGCTGTCGATGCCGCCTTGCAGTCCGGCGGCTTGCTCCCGGGCCATGCGCGTGCTGACCTCAACCGAAACCGCCCGCGAAATCTCACCCACCTGTCGCACCGTGACGCTGTCGGGCGCATGGATCATCAGCTCGACCCGGGAATTGCCGCCGGTCAGAGCTTCGGCCATGCGATGGTTCGGCACCACCTGCGAACCACGCGGCAGGTTCACAAGCTCGGGCCCCGCCTCGCCCACGACAGCCAATCCCCCCGGCGCAAAATTCGTGCCCATGGCAAAGCCCGGTATCTTGATCTTGTCGAAAATCGGCCCGAGCATGCTCTCGAACAACCGGTTGGCGGCCAGCTGAAGAAAGCTGTTCAGCACGTCGCGCAGCGCTTCCTTCGCCGTCTTGGCGCCTGTCACCACTCCGGAGAATGCCGACTTCGCCGCCGCCCGCACCGAGTCGAAACTGTCTTTCAGCTTGTCCGATGCATCCTTGACCTTGCCAGCGCCACCGCCGCCCTTACCGTCGAGCTCGTCCAGCGCCGTGTTCAGCCGATCGGCCGCATCCGCTGCGCCCTCGGTTTCATCCTTGGTACCCTTGACCAGGTCGCGCAGCTTTCCGACGCTCTCCAACGGAGCCGTCAGGTCGGACCAAGAAGCCGACAAACTTGCGTTGTAAACATTGGCACTGTCAAACGCGGAATCGGCCTGCGACCGCAGACTGGCCGCCAGCCCCGCGCCCAGCCCCTGCGCGTTGACCTCGATCCCCATGCTTCCGAGCAAGGTATTCCAGCCGGACGCGATTGTGCCCGTGAACCCTGCGAACCCTTCCAGAATGCTCGCAAATGCTCCAAGAAATGCGGCCTTGATTGCCAGTGCAGCGCCTTCAAAAGATTCCCCGACCAGAGCGGCTCCGCGCTTGATCCGGTCCCAGACATCCAGCGCCACCTCCTTCAGCGCCCCCATCGCCGCGCCAAATCCACCAGCGGCAGAGACCAGCCGGGAAAACTGGAACACCATCTCCCCAGCGGCCACCACCGCAATGCCGATGCCGGTGCGGATCAAAGCCCCGCGCAAGAAGGCCAGGCTGCCGGCGAAGGACAGCGTGGCCAGGCGCGCGGCAGCCAAGGCTGCGACATAGCGCACACCGAAGCCCGTCACGATCGTGCCGATGTAGACCGCCATTCGATCGAGATTGCCAACCAGCCCATCAATGACCCCGCGCAGCATTCCACCTTCACGCAGGCTGTCGGTCATCACCTTTGCCAAACGCCCCATGGCCGGTACCAGCTCGATCGCGAGCTGCTGCGCCGCGTACTTCCCGATATAGGACAGCCGCCCGATCGCATCATTCGCGGATTCGATCCGGGCCGCATCCACCGCACTCAGCGACAGCCCGTATTGTTCAACATCAGCCCGGGCCGCGCGGATCGCGGCACCGCCCTGCGATACCAGCAGAACCATTTCGCGGTTGCGCACGCCCAAATCGCGCAGCACCGCCGTCGCCTGCCCGGTGCTCAGGCCCATATCCTTGACCGCATCGGCGATGGTCGCGAGCTTTTCGTCTGCATCCTTGTCGGCGAGATCATCCAGTGTCAGCCCCAGCGCATCGAGGGCGCGCTTGCCATTGCCTGTGGTGCCGATCGACGCGATCTCGCGATCCATCGTCTGGATATCGTTGGTCAGCCCCGAGAGCGACACGCCCGCCTCACCGGCTGCAAGCTCTAGGGCCCTGAACCCACCGATGCTGGCCCCCAGCCGGCGGGCAGACTTCGCCGCGCGATCGATGTCGGCCGCGCCTTGCCGCGCCACGGCCGCCAGCCCGGCCCCCAGCGCGGCGGCTGCCCCGGCAACGGCCAGAAACTGGTTGCGCATCCGCGCGACATTCGGGCCGACGCCACGAATGCCCCGGTCGAACTCCCGGCTGTCGAGGCCAAGATTGACGCGCAGCTTGCCGATGACAGATGTGCTCGACATTCAGGTCTTCCTCGCGTTCACGGCGCTGTCCCAGGCTTGGACAGCCAACATCATTTCCTCCAGCGACTGGCGCTGAGGTTCGGGTGCGGGCAAAGGCTGCCCCGTCAGATCTTCGAGTTTCGGGAACCGCTTGGGATCGATCCGCCCCAGCACCCCGATGGTATGGGCCAACCAGGCGCGCGCGCCCTGCTCCCGTTCAAGCCGCCGCCCGGCGCCCTGAAGCTGCGCAAACACCTCGCGCGGTGTCAGCCGCCAGAACAGCCCCGGCGGCAGGCCGGCCGACACGTAGTCGGCCAGCAGCTCTAGCCACGCGATGCCTTGGTCTTTTTTCCCGAGGGCTTCGCATCAACCTCCGGAAAGGCCGCCCGGAACGCTTCGCCGACCTTTTCGATGACGGCATCGACACCGACCTCGGTTGCGATCCGGCCCGCCTCGCGCTCTTCGATGTCCGGGTGATGCTCGCGCAGTCCCGCCCAGATGAAGGTGCGCACGTCGCGCATGCGCACACTGCCACCGTCGAACATCTCGGCGATCTGCTCGACTGGCAGATCAAGCGCCTCCTCGAGATCGCAGATCGCATTGATGCTGAACTGCAGCGTGTAGGTCGCGTCGCCTGCTTTGAACGACACCTCGCCCCGGTTCCGGTTCGCCATCAGGAGCCCGCCGCCTCGACCACGCTGGCCGAGACCTTGCAGGTCACGGTCGCGGTCATCTTGTCATCCATCGGTGTGGACGGCTCGAAGCCTTTCACGTAGGCCCGGAAGGTCCAGGTCACGCCGTTGGGCCAGGTGATGCGGTGCGACCGGCGCTCGCCACTGGTCTTGAGGCTCAGCATCAGCTGTCCGGTGGTGTCGTTCGGGATCCAGTTGATGCCGAAGGACGCATCGCCCGGCTCGATCAGACCGGCGATATATTCGCGCGTCCGGTTTGGCGACTGCATATGCGTCACTTCGACGTCTGCCGCCTGCGTGTTCGGCGGGGTGATCTGGTTCACCTCGGCCACTTCGATCCAGTCGGTTGGTGGATCAAGCGCATCGTCGCCGATCTCGTATACTACGCCAAAGCCCAAGAGGGCGTTTGAATCCGGCATCTTGTCTCTCCAGTTCTATCAGGGTCAGGGTTTGCGGATCAGGACGTGACGGCCGGGTTTGCCCGGTTCACCATCATGCGCCCCTCAAAACTTATGCGCCGGCCGGCAAAGACGATTTCGCCCTGGTCGACGTAGATCTCGGACCCGACCGGCCGCAGACGATATGTCAGCCCGGCAAGGGTCGGATCGGCCGCGATCGCCAGCTCGACGGCAAGGTGCATGTCATCGACCTGGTCGAGCGCATCCTCATGCGGCCCCCAGGCCTGCACCACCACATCCAGGAGCGCCGATCGGTCATCGCTGGTCGTGGTGTCGGGCTGGATCGTCTCGGACCGGATGTAACAGAAGGCCGCCGGCAGCAGCTCCTGCGGGAACCGCCCGCCCGTGGGCGGGTGTGAGGCGATGGTGACAAGCGTTGGCACCCCGCCGACATCGATCTCGATCGCAGCTGCAGCCAGGACCGCGTTTGCGCGCTTGCGCAGGGCTTTAAGAGGATGCACCGGTCCACTCCAGTCGCAGGATCATGGTGGCATCATCGGCAGGGCTGCCGCTCGGCACCTTGTCGATGACCCGATACACCTTGCCATTGTCCGGCCGCACGATGCCGTAGGGCACCAGGTCCGCGACGTCTCCGGCCACGGCGATCAGAGTTGGCACGACAGTCATGATCTCGCCCCCCTCGTCGGTCAGCACAGGCGCGGGCGTCTCGCGAAACACGGCCTGTATCTCTCGGGCCAACCCGCCATCGGGCGTCACGCTGACCACATCGCCGAACAGGCTGGTGGTCAGCGTCCCGATGCCGTCGAAAATCGACGCCATTAACGGATGGTGCCATCCAGCAGCACGTCACCGGTGGCCGAGGGGTTCGCCGCCGCTGCCACGGCCGCGCCGATCAGTGTGTTCCCCGAGGCCGTGGTGGTGCAAACCTTGTTGGTGTCGTCCCAGTAGAGCTTGGCGCCCACCGTCCAGGCCTGCGCGCTGGTCTTGGCAAGCGTGAACACCCCGCGCCGCACAAAGGCGCCTCGGGCATCTTGGACGACATCTGCTTGCGCCACGCCGAAGATGGTGCCGATCAGGGCACCCTCGCCCGACATGCGGTCATAAGGCGCGGGCAGCGTCAGCACCTCGCCATTCTGAATTGCGTTTTTCATGGTCGGAACTCCATTTGTGGCGGGGCCCCGTGCCCCGCCTGAAACAAGAAGGGCGCCGCTTGCGCGCCGCCCCCGTCGATGTCACCTGTCAGTCAGCCCGGATCAGCTGCCCGGGTTCTTGTACATGGTCTCCCAGGCCATCGGCGTGGCCGCCGCATCGATGCGCACCTTGAATTCGGTGCCATCCACGCTCCAGCCGTCCTGCTGATCGAGGAATGGCGTATCGACCCCGTCGAGGTAGCCAACCTCGATGCCGTCGTGCATCGACGGATCGGCCAGCAGGAACCACTCATCGCCGGTCAGGCGCGCATCCACGATCGGCTCGACCGCATCGCGCACGGTGTTGTAGGCGCGTGGTTGTTTGGCCGTGCCCGCCTTGTCGGTATCGTCGGGCGCATATTCGCTGTTGAGCGTCTGCAGCCAGGCCGAGCGCCACTTGTGCCCGGACAGGCCGAACTTCGGGCGAATGTTCAGCGCCGTGGCTGTGTCGCTGCGGTCCTTGTGCGTGCCCATCGCCGTGATGCCGGCATTCACCGTCAGCTCCGACGGCCCGGCGCCCGAGGATGCCAGGTTGTTGTGATCGGCGTGGAACAGCGCGGTACCGTCCGACATATTCGGGTTGCCGGTCAGAATGGCGAACACCAGATCGCCCACGGTCCGCTTGGCCGCGCGGCCCATCGCGGCCGGTACCTTCGACAGCATATCGAGATCATCGTTGATGATGGTCTGCCGGGTGATGGCAAACAGCCGGCCATAGGTGGCCAGCAGCGCGGTTTCGCCACGATCGCCGATGCTGCCATAGGTGAACTCGGCGCCTTCCTTGACTTCTTTCAGCGCCGGAAACGCATCAAGGCCCACACGCTTGTGCGGCTTGAAATCGGTCAGCACACCAACCGAGGTAAACTGCGGATAGCTTTCCTCGATTTCGTCAAAGCCCTTCAGCATCGACTTGTGGGCGATATCGGCCAGGATATTGCCGAAATCGCTGGTCGAATGTGCAGCCCCTGCCATCGCCGGCACAAAGGCGGCCGAGGCCAGCGCCATGACACCGCCGGCCGGGACAGAACCACCCTGCGACACCAGCACCGCGCGTGCCATTTCGCGCAGGGTCATAGAGGTGAACTCGTTGCGCTCGCCACCGCTCAGGCGCACCTTGCCCATCAGCGACCGGCGCATGCCCTCAACCATCTTGTCATGGCCATCCATGGTGATGATGGCCGAGCCGGCCGCGCGAATGTCGCCACCATCATTGGCCTCGGCCACCTTGGCATCGAGGATCTTCTCGACCGCCGCCTCGTAGCTGACACCGGTGCCGATCAGATCGGTGCGCAGCTTGGCGGCCGTTGCCGCGCTGACGCCCGCGCCGTCGATCTTGGCGCTGATCTTGCGCGTCAGCTCGCGTTCAGCGGTGCGCGCCGCATCCACATCGGCACTGGGTGCCGAAGTGTTGGCCGCAGGCGTTTGAGCCGGCTGCTGATCCGCGGCCGGCGTTTTGACATCATTCGACATCTGGGTCTCCATGGTTGAAAGGGCCGGCGGCCCGGAAATGCAGCCGGAGCTGCCGGTGGTCAGCGCTGCGACCGCATCGGCCGCATGCTGCAATTCTGGGGTGGTCAAGGCGCTGGCGCCCGGTGCAACCGTCACGGCCGAGGCCGCGATCGACACCGGCGACGCAGTGTTCAGCGATCCGATCAGCGCTGCAAATGCCCCGCGCGCCTCGCCCACCTGGTCGGCCAGCCCCTTGCGCACGGCATCCTCACCGATGAATACACCGGCCTCGAGCTGCAGGGCGCGCTCTGCCGTGATCTTGCCGCCGCGCCCGGCCTCGACCATCTGGGCAAAGGACACCCACAGCTTATCGTTTTCCTGCTGAAGCGCGGCGCGCACGCCTTCCGGAAGCGGCGCAAACCCGTTGCCCTCGACCTTCTTGGCCCCGGAGTGGATCAGGGTCACGGTCACGCCTTCCTGATCCAGCTTGCGCGACACATCCATGTGCATGCACACCACGCCGATCGAACCGGCATAACCAAAGGGCGGCACGGTGATGGTGCTGGCCTGCGAGGCGATTGCATAGCCTGCCGACAGCGCGTGATCGGCCAGGAAGGCATGCACCGGCTTGGCCTCGCGCACCGCCCGGATCGTCGCCCCCAGGTCGAAGATGCCGTGCGCCTCACCACCAAAGCTGTCGATCTCCAGCGCGATCGCGCGGACCCGGTCATCACTGGCCGCCGCGCGCAGCTGGGCATTGATGCCCTCGTAACTGGTCATGCCGGAATTCGCTCCAACCCAGCCCCCGCGCCGCACCAGCGAGCCGACGATCGGAATCACTGCCACGCCCTGCACAATCGAATAGCCCCGCCCGCTGCGCGACACGTTGAAATGCACCTCATCCCCCAGCAGCGAGGCTGACGGATCGCGCGGGGCGCTGTGCCGCGCCTCGGGCGCAACATCGAGGCCGATGATGTTCATATCGGCGTCACCACCCATGTCCGGCAGGCGTCGGGCCAACACCGGCGCAATCACGGCCGCCTTCGCCGGGTCCAGCATCAAGGGCGTATTGAAGGCCCGGCTGATCAGGGTCACCCCGTCAGGTCTTGTCATCGTTTCCGCCTTTCTCTTCGTCATCGTCGTTGTCCGGAGTGCCGTCAGATGCAGGTTCGCTGGCCGCCGTACCGCCGCCCGACTTGCCAAAGCTCACACCATGTTCCTTTTCCCAAGCGCGCTCTTCGAGGATCTCGGCCTCGACCGCCTGCGGGTCCTGCCCGCGTTCGCGGATCACCTGCCGGCGTGACTTCTGCCCGGCACTGACGGCTGTTTCATCGGCCTTGTAGTCCTTCGTCGGGTCGACCACAGGGCGCACCGGGGGTGTCCAGCCGATCTCGTAAAGCGCGGGATCGATATCAGCGACATCCGCGATCGCTTCCTGCACCCAGGCACCGATCCGGGCGCAGCCGCGCGCAATCATCAGGTTGTCCTGCCAATCCTTTACCATCGGATCGACATCCATCCGCCCCATGCGCCCCGAGCTGTAATTGACGTTGGAATAGTCGCCCGTCAGCGCCTCGTAAGTGATGCCCATCGCCGCCGCGATCGTGCGATCGGTGGCCGACATGAACTCGCGATAGCCATCCACCGCCGGCGGGTTGGAAAACGTCATCGACTCGCCATCGCCCAGCACCATCAGCCCGCCGGGCGTCAGCGTGGTGTCGGTCATCGCCTTTTCCAGTTCCTCGGTCGAATCCGACGTGGTCAGGATGCCCGCGAACATTGAGGCAACCTCTTGCCGCTTGATCTGGCCGTCCTGGTACTTGTGCAGGTCGTGCAGATGCGTGATGACCGGCGCGAACCAAGACACCCCGCGTGCCGCACCCGCGCGCGCCACGTCGAAAAGGTGGATCACGTTGCGCGCATCGACCCGGGTCGATTTGAGCGTGTACCCCTTTCGCCCGCCCGGGTGCTCGGAATGCAGGTGATAGGCCACCCGCTGGCCCAACCGGTTGAACTCGACCCCCTGCACCGCGTAATTGCCGCCGCGCAGATCGCCGTCGACATTGGCATCGAGGTAATCCGCTTCCAGCACCTGCACCTGAAAGTTCAGCGGATAGCCGTCTTCCAGACGGCGATAGCGCCGGCGCAGCAGCACTTCGCCATCGACCACCATCGAGGCAAACGCCAGCCCCTGCATCCCCAGAAGCGTCAGCAGCCCATCGGCGTCGAAGCTGGTCGACAGGCAGTGTGACCTGATCAGCGCCTCGACGCGCGCCTTGCGCGGATCATCTGCCGCATTTCCCAGCCACTTCACATTCGGCCGGATGCCCGCGCCGATCACGTTACCGCGCAGGCGGCGCTGGATCGTGACCACGCGCGGGTTATTGCGCAGCATGTCGCGCCCCACCCAGCTCAGCCGCGACCGAGACGCGCGCATCGCTTCCACGGCATCGCTGCGGTTCGCGCGAAAATCCTTGCCACGCGGTCCACGACCCGCGCCCTGGTAATGCTCCGCCCTGCTCTGCAGCATCTCGCGTTTGGTCAATGCCACCTCCCGCTGCAGGGCAAACGCGGGCGCAAAGGGTGCGATGACACCGTTCAGGTAACGGGCAAACCGACCGGCCATTGTCCTACCTCCAGCCGCTCGAGGTCGACGGGTTCACCACCCGGCGGCTCTCAATCTGGCCGAGCTCGCGCTTGATGCGCTTTTCCAAGGCCCACATCTGGTTCAGGTCGCGGAATTCGACCTCTTCGCCGTTCAGCCGGCCGCGCTTGATGCCCTTGGCGATCATCCGTTGCAGCTGGTCGAGATCGCTCTGCGAATACGCCATACCCAGTCCTTAAGAAAAAAGGCGACGCACTCTGCGCCGCCGCTTGTGTTCCCGCTCCTGAACCACCGGCGCCTCCGGTGGCGCGGCGTCGACCTCTGCACCCAGCACCACAGCGCAGGTGTTCTCCTGATCCCCGCGCGCCCAGGCCGGTGGGGCTTCGGGGTTGATCTTTTCCCCCTTCAGGATGATGTGCTGCGCCCGCGCCCGCGCCTGCACCAGGTGGTCCAGCGTCTCGTTGCGCACCATGCCCGGCCGCTTGTCCCAACCTTTCACGCCGCGCCGCTCAGCTGTCGCTTCGGTCAATTGCGGATCGCTCATCCACTCCGGCAGCAGGCAGACATTCTGCCCATCCTCGGCCATCAGCAGCGACCCGCTGACAGCGTCCTTCAAGCGATCGGTCGCCATGTTCAAAATCTTGATATCCGTCGCGACCTTGCGCTTGCGCGATGAATTGGTCGAGGCGCGCTCCGGCTCTTTCAGCCAGACCCGATCGGTATGCACACCGCCCCGACCCCGGGTCAGGTACCACAGCTTGCCCTGCCCGGCGCGGCGACGTCCCCGGTAGAAGGTATAGGCATTCTCGGTGGTCGAAGCCCCGCCCTGCATGTCCACCGCGATCGACACCGCCCGCAGGCCGTATCTCACCCCTTCGACCGGCCAGACCCGATCCGCCAGCACGCTCAGCGCTTCCCAATCCTCCGCGATAACGAAGGGTCGCACCGTGCGTTTTCCGCCTTCCCCGGGTTGATCCGCACCGGGCGCATCCGCCGGCGGCTCGAAGATCTCAAACCGGTCGATCGGCATATGCCGACCACCTTCACCAAAGGCCGTCACGCCCACATCCCAATGCGTGCCCTGCGTGTCGACGGACACCACGATATAACGCGTCCAGGACGGCGCCACGCCCTTGGGCGTCTCGACCTTCATGGCCGCAACCTTGTCTTTCAGCCCCTGCAGCGTGACCTCATATTCCGAGGTTGCACTGCGCGGCAGGTAGGGCTGCGCCTGCCCCGTGTTCATTGCGGTTTTCAGCGCCTCTTCGTCGCCTGTCGCCTCGAACCGGGTCAGTGCCTGCCGGTACTGGATCACCAGGTCCGACCAGCTTGCGAAGGCCGCCGCCGCGCCATCCAGCCAGTAGGTCAGCAGATCGGTACGGCGCACATCGCCGCTCTCGATCGGCGCCACACCGCCCGAGCTGGTTTCGTGCAGCCAACGCCCGGCCCCATTCAGATCGCGCTTCAGCGAATGCGAGATCAGCGCATGGCAATGCGGGCATTCCATTTCCGCAGCCTCGCCTGCCTCGGCCGGGTCAGCCGAATCCGGATAGTGCAGCCGGCGGAACTGCGGCTCGAACTCGCCCTCGCAATGTGGACATGGCCAGTACCAGCGCCCCCGGGTGCCTTCCGGGTACAGCGCCAGCACCCCGTAACGCACTGGCGGGCAATCATGCGGCGACTTCGCGCGCCAGCTCTCATCCGTGATCGGCGCGGCAGGGCTCGATTCCACCACCACCATGCCCCGCGACAGGTATGTACGCGCCCGCGCCCGCATCAGGCTATAGCCATCGCCTTCGCCATCGATCGACTCGGGAAAGTGATCGTAATCGGTACCCAGCACCAGCCGCATGGTGGCCGAGCTCAGCTTGGTGATCGTCGGCCAGTCGAGCGTCAGCTGCGTGCCGCCGGTAAACAGCTTCTGATACATGTTGTCGGCACCGCGCCCGGTGCCTTGCCGCGCTCGCAGGTCCGGGCTGTTGCGTATCATCGGACCCAGCTTGTTGCGCTCGAACTCGCCCGCCGCGTCGCGCGTCATCTGAAACAGAGCGACCCGCCCCGGATCGCTCATGATCGTATAGGCGATGGCCGTTTGCAGCATGTTCGTCTTGCCGCTCTGCGACGGGCCACAGAAGGCCAGCCCCTTGTAGAGCCGAGAGGCGATCATATCCGTGGGCTCAACCATGTAGGGCGCCACGTCGCGCCGGAACGGCTGCCACTGGTCGCCCACTTTGACCCGCATATACTTTTCGGCCGCGGCCGTGATGCTGATCGCCTCGGCCGGGCGCAGGCTCGGCAGGCAATGCTTCAGGGCTGCCCGAGGATCCGTAAATGGCGGCAGTGGCTCGAAATCGTGGCGCGGTGCAGTCATCAGATCAGCAGCTGATCCTGCGCCGGCATGTCGGCGATATCGCGATCCTTCAACTCGGCCTCTTCGATCCGCGCCACCATTTCGGCCAGGGTGTCAGCCGCCGCACGCTGCACGAACGCCGCCTCTTCCGGCTTCAGCGACAACTCGCGCTCCAGTCGATCCGGCAGGCTCTCCAACCCGTTGCGCACGATCGAGAACACCGATTCCAGCATGTCGATCAGGTCCTGAAGTTTGACCAGCTGGCCGCGCAGTTGTTTGGCGCGGTTGTAATGGTAATCCGCCTCAGCCAGTTTCTTGCGTTGTTCCGGGCTCAGCCCTGCCGTGGGATCATCAAGATCGATGCCCAGGAACGACGCCTGAAGCTTTTCCAGGGTGGCCCGGTTGGCTTGCCGATGCTGTTCGTCGCGGTCGAGCTGCGCCTTGCGCCACGCCCAGCAATGCGAAAGCCGCAGAATATAGGGCTTGCCCTGTCCGCCCCGCTGCGCGACCGGAAAGCTTGGATCATCACACCATTTGCCAAGGGTGTTGACCGTGACTTCAAGCGCTTGTGCGATCTCGGCCTGGTTCATATCCGCGTCAGGCACACCGTCAGGCAAGGGAAACCTGTCCAGCATCGCCTGAAGCTCAGGGCCGACATCGGTCGGCAGCAGCTCGAATGCCTGATCCTCTGTCACGACAACCTCAACAACAACCCATTCTCCACCGGCGGCGGACTCCGAAAACCCCCACAAACCGGGGCGCGAATAACCCCTGTGCAGGATGCGACCGGGAAGGACCCAAAGCCCATCAACTGCCCCGCATTGCCCGAGCAAACGCCCGATCAAACGCCAGCTCAATCCGATCCCGCGCAACCTTCTCTGCGTGCGCTTCCATCGGGAACCGCTTGGAATAACTTGGTGCCACCTCAGAGAACGCCAGCACTTTCGTCAACTTCTCGCCCTTGCGCTGATAGACACCCGGGCTCAGCGCACTGTCGGCACGCGGCACGAAGTATTCCGCACGCCGGCTGCTGCCCGCATTGGCGCGGGCACGCGACGCGGCCGTGGTGTTCTGCGCCCCGTCACCCCCTAAATTGGAGACGGCTCCGTCTCCAGTTTTTGGAGACGGCTTTTGCCCTGTTCCGTCTCCAGTTTCTGGAGTCGGGTCGCCCCCGGGTCCGTCTCCAAATTCTGGAGACGGCTCACCCTCTTTCGGAAGCTCGAAGCCTAGCAGGTAGCGGGTCGGCCGCTGGCGCCTCGTCTTGTTGTCGAACGACCGATGCCGCGCGATCAGCTTCTTGGCCTCCAGCCCGTTCAGCGCGTTGTTCAGCGTGCCGTTTGACACGCCCGTCGCCTCCTTCAGGTACTCCTGCGTTGGAAAACACCCGCGCGAGGGGTTGTGGCAGTCGCAGAGGTGGAACAGCACTCGGAATTCGCTGTTGCCAAGCGCCTCCGCCGGCAGGCTCGACAGCCAGTTGGTCGCCTTGTGGCTCATGCTCTTTACCCTCGTTCGCAGCTCTTACGGCCTGCATTTTCGTCAACTTTATTACGCCAAGGCGTAATTTTTGCATTGCAAAATCATTACGCTTTAGCGTATTCAATTCTCACGGAACAGCGGATGAGACCATGCAAGTCACCTACTCCAGAACAGCCACCAAAGACCTGCGGAAGATGCCCGCGAAGGACCGCACCGCGCTGATGGACAAGCTGGACACATACGCTGCAACGGGCGCGGGCGACGTGAAAGCCCTTCAGGGCCGCGCCGGGTTTCGCCTGCGCCACGGTCAATGGCGGGCGATCTTCGACATCAACGGCGACATCGTCGTCGTCCGGATCGCGCACCGCCGCGAAGTGTACAAATGAAGGATGCCCCAGATGGCGACAAACATTCTCTACATGTCCGAAGGCCCGACCGTGGTGCTTGAACGGGCAGAATACGATCGGCTCTGCGCCGCCGCTGAAGGCAACGGCGATGCCGCCCTTGCGCAGGCCGCGCGTGCGGCGGATGCGGGCGTGCCCACGCTCACCGCTGACGTTCTGCGCCGCGTTCTGGCGGGCGACATGCACCCTCTGACCGCGTGGCGCCAGGCGTCCCAGATGACCATCGCCGTGCTGGCCGAGCGCGCCGGCATCCGCCCCGCGTCCATCAGCAATATCGAGACGGGAAAGATCGATCCCCGCTACAGCACCGTGCGCGCCTTGGCCGACGCTCTGGGCGTAGACACCGATGATATCATGCCCTGACATTATCGTTTCCCTCGTACCCGCAGAAACCGCGCCTGAACCGCCGAGAACGGCAGGTCCCAGTCCCGCGCCAACGCATGCAGCGCCGCGCATTTGCCCTTGCTTTCGCGCAACGCATCGTCGCGATCCGGCGCCCAGCGGTCGGCCTCATCCCGCAACGGCGGTGCCGATCGCGGGCGCTGGACGATGCCGAACCGGCGACGACGCTCCAGCGGACTCATTGCGCCTCTGGGACAAAAGTCCCAGCCTCCGGAAACAGCGGCTCCTGACCGTCCAGAACCTCGCTGGGTGGCCGCAGATGATTGGGTAGCGGCGGGTAATCGCCCGGCCGGGTCAACTCGCGACGGCAGGGCGGAATGCGCTGCACCTGCCCGCAGGGCAGCCGATCCTTCAGGAACACCATCCAGCAATAGGCCGTCGCGCTGGTCGGCTTCGACAGCTTGCCGGGCTTGCCGTTCTTTCGCGGCTGCCAGACCGGCACATCCGGATCCAGCAGCACACCGCTCCAAAGCACCACGCGCTCGACGAACGGCAGAAAAATATCCTCTGGCCGATCGCGGAACAGCGTCTCGTACCGCTCCTGCCCTTCGAGGAAGGCGGAGCGCACGAACACCGCGACGCCGCGCCGGGCATAGCGCAGGCCCTGACGGATGAAATCATCGGCCAGCCGGAACGGCGGGTTTGTGATGACCCAATCGATATCCGGCGCATCCTGCGACCAGTCGATCAGGAAATCGGCCACCCCGTCCTGTGCCGGGTAGCCATAGTCGGCGACATCAGTGGCATGCACCCGGCCGAAATACTCGCCAAGCGGCCGCGCCATGTACCCGCGATTGCAGGCAGGCTCCCAGGCGTGCAGCTCATCCAGCGGCTCGCCCCGAGCAATCAGCGCCCTGCACAGCGCCCGCGTGGCCCAGGGCGGCGTCGGGAAATCGTCCAGGCTGTCGGTCGCCTCGACCCGTTGTTGCATGACGGCAGAGGATCGATTCTGGATCATGCCACCAACCTCATGAATTCTAAGAATGGATCGGGCACACAGTTGCTGTTCCCAGTCGATCTCTTCGCGGGCAAAGATTGGTCAGTTCGGCCGAGAACCCTTCGCCGCTTCACGCGCACAGGGGTTTTCTGTTTCATTTCAGGCCTCACACTGACATAAGGGTGGAGCCACACGCTCGCCACGCCACTTTTAAACTGGGATCGCTTTGGCTATGCCTGACGTACGCGTAGACACCCCCATCGGGCGATTGCGCGATCGCTTGCCGATATGGGTCGCCAGCTTCGTGCGGCGATTTCGTAATAGTGAGCCCGCTTTTGACGCTTGGAGAAACCCGCTTCGCGACCACCCCGGTTGGGAGAAGATTTATTTCAGCGTTGAGGACGTAAGCGCACCCGCCTTCAAGATCTCCAACATAGCCCTTGTAGAAAATCATCAGGCACGCTTGTTGAACCCAGCCACGGTTATGCGTCGAGATAGCGATGGATTTCTTGTGCTGCCTGAAGTGCTCGATCCGACCCTTGGGCGCACCTCGTTGGATGTAGATCTGGAAATGCGGACAGTACCACTTGATAGAGCCGGAGACATTTTGGTCGGGCCGGTACCGAGTGACATCTTTGCGTTCAACCTGCCACCCGGTCCCGCGTGGCTGCAAGCTACCTGGCATTGGAAAGATAGGCCAAAAGCCTCTCGGCGAACTGTCTTCGCGGTTGAACAAACCGAGCTTGATTGAGGGGAAATCAAGGGCGGCCAACGAGCTACAAGTCGGAGCACCAGCCAATTGAAGATCATCGGCATCAGCCAACCATCCATCCAACGTGTAGAAGTAGGGACCGACAGACCAGTCAGGTTGCGCCTTGTATCCACACAACCTCAACCGCGGACTGAACATTTCCTCGCGACGTTCATCGTGACTTTTGACCCGGAAAGCGTGGCCGATGTCGACTTGACATGCCAATCTCGCCTCGAGGTTGCTCTTCCGGTCAGAGCGTCTGATTTGAACTACTCGGAGCTCGAGATCGCCGCGCGGGCCGAGCTTGCGCCGCTGCTGCGCTCGCTCGCGGATGCCGTGGACATCAATCGCTAGGAAGAAAATCTCACGCGACAGGCCACTATCGTTGCCTTCACAATGTCCCTCCAGCGTTCCGACTGGAGGGTTACATGGACAGACTATCCTAGGTTCGAAATCGCAACGGCGGTATCTATCCACCACCGCAAAAATGGGCGGACGCCGGAACGCCCGCCCGAGTCCAACAGGGAGGTAGTGGGGGCATGCAAGCGCACCGCGCCCCCGGTCGGCATTTTTTGGCGCATCCGAGGGGGAACAAGGGTGCACCGCGCAGCATTCAAGAGTGTGGCCGAAATAAGGCTCTGGATCAAAGGATTCGTGCCCCAATGCCATCACATATGGAAAGTCAATCACAGACTTTTCGCATATGTTGAAAACAAAGCCCTTGTGACGCTTTGTCAAACCGCGAAAATGTCTGGTGCCGGATCGACCACTACCAATGATCGACCCGGCGAGTGAACCCGCGACACTCTTCGCGGTACACCGCAGCTCGGGAAGCATAAGACCTTCCCTTGCCGCCATTGCCATAATGGAGAGAACCCCATGGCAATTTCTGTACACCCCATCACTGGGGTCCCTTTGAACAATATCACAGTCCGGCGCAAGACACTTGCGTTCGAGGACGCGGTCACAGTGCATGTTATGCGACTGCAAGGCGTGTCCTATACCGATATTGTCCAAAGTATGGGCACCAATGCCAATCGCATTGGTGAAGTGTTGAGGGGCGAAGTGCACCCCGACACGGCGATGAAGGCTCTTCGCCTTCTGACCCACTAGGCCACCGGCGGGATCAGGCGTCGTGAGGCGTCTGGGGGCACGCGTGAAAACGCAGGCCTGGGAGGTGCCCGCCAACCCAAAATCAGAAACCAGGACGTCACAGGGCTGACCCTCGGCATAGCATTGGCCGGCAGATTTGGCCGTCTGGGGGGCAATCGGATGGCAGCCCATCTTACGCACCCCCGTCAGGAGGCCGTGCCTCAAGGGTCTGGTTGACCTGATCGAATATTCGCATGGTCATTTCGCGAACTTGCTGAAGCTGCAAACCGCCCGCGTTGCCAGCGGCACCTTCGGCTTTCTTGATGTCGAGCCGCGTCTGGATCAGCTCGTGGCGCATCAAGGCAGCCTGCCGGCGTGCTTCCCAAACCTGCGCACGAAAATCGAACGCGAGCTTGGCCAACCCGGCAATCGCACCCCACTGCAGCAATTCAAATTGCCAAGACATGCACCGCCCCCTTCATTCCGCTGCCCACAGCATCTTTGGCGCGGTTTCCGGATGCAGCTGGACCGCGATGGCGACCGCGCCGCCCTTGCATCCGCCCTGCCCGGTCAGCCACTTGCCCGCTGCACGCCGGCTGACGTGAAACGCCTCGGCCACCCGCTCAACATCCGTGCCGAAATGCGCGACCAGGTAGGCGCGCCAGCGGTCCGGGAACTCGACATATTCGGCATAGGGGTCCAGCGGTGCCGGCAGCCGAACAGGGAATGAAATCACGCGGGTCTCAGGCGCATCGCGCATCATGCAATACCTCCGCACCCGTTAACCACCGGGCAACTCTTTGATTTTAAACGGGACAAAAGTTCACGCGACAGAACGGCAAATTTCTGCCTATCCTGTCCCTGTTGCCGCCCCAACGGCGACGTCAGCGGGCGGGCCGTCTCAGCTCTCCAACCGTAACGGCCCGCCCTATCCATCCACGCCCAATGGGAGGCGCGAACGGAATGCAGTTTTACCAATGGCACCAGCTCATTGTGACCTATATCGGCGCACTTGCTGCGATTATTGGTACGCTGTTTATGTTCCTGCAATGGCTGAGAGGTGGAAGAATTGAAGCGCCTACGTTTGAAGCGCGACGCATAGATGTCAAATCCGAAGTCCCTTGGGAACACATCTCGATTTCGGCGCGCAACGCCCACCACATTCCATTTAGAATAGTATCGGTAGCGGTCGCTGGCTCCCGCCAAGGCACGATCGCCGAGACCCACAAGATTGACCGGGTCAGCAAAGATCAGTGGAACAGCGCTGAAACTGCTCGCAAAATCGACTTGGACATCAAAGTCAGCCCCTACGGCGAACCTGAAACCATGGCCCAATGGGGCGATACCGTGATTGTGCAATTGCTGGGGCACAACCTTCCAGCGAGCAAAACGAAGCTGAGGGTCGAATGGACTTGGGCGCGCCAGGGCGCGCGGCGCCAACGTGTCACCCTCACCCTTCCAGAACGGAAAGCCCGCTAATGGTCTCGCCTCCCCAGATCCGTCTCCAACCGCTCGACGCGCTCTTGCAACCGCCGCACGCGATCTTCGAGAAACCGAACTCTTTTCTCGGCCCGAAACGGGTCCACCATCTGAGGCGCAGAACCCTCTCGAAGCCTGTGAACCTGCACAATCAGATAAACCTGCGTGATTGCGACCAACGTCAGGGTAAACGATCGAACGTCCTCCAAACTCATGGCCCCCTCCCTTTTTGGTGTGGAAAGTCACGGTCATGCCGCATCGCTTTCGGTCCCGGTCGCCGTCGGGTTTGCAGCCATGTATTTGCGGACCTTGTCAGCGGTCAGCATTGTCGGGCTGCCCTGACCAGTCTCCCAACGCGCCCAGGTCGATCCATTTCCGGCCCCGGCGCGCTGGATCACGGTGGTGGGCTTCAACCCAACCGCGTCAGCATAAGCGCGAACATCTGTGAGAAATTGCTCCATGACTGAAGTGGATAGTATTAAAACACTATATCAGTCAAGCTTTATCCCGAATGCGCGATTTTCGCCTATTCAGTATTGTTTCCCCATGAATGAAAAAGACATCATCGAGCCCTTCTTGGTGCGCCTAAAAGAGCGCATTGATAGCGACCCAGACCTGACAGTGTCCGGCCTCGCAGTCAAAGCCGGCCTAAACAATGCCGCGATCAGGCAATGGTTCGCAGGAACCAATAGAAGCCCAACAATTGCCTCAGCGAGAAAGGTCTGCGAGGCGCTCGGCACCACGCTCGAAGAGTTCATGAGCGAGGCCAAAACTGAAGAAGAGCGAGAGATCGTGCGCCTAGTAGCTCAACTGCCCGAACACCTGCGCCGGCAACTACTAGGCTACGGATCAGCTCTTCTTCATGCGGACCGCCAGCAGTCAGGCAAAGCTCCGAAAGATAACGAATAATTTCACAGTCACTCATAATTCACCAACATTTTCCTCCCCCACCGAAGCCAGGTTACCGACCACAACGCCCCACAGACACTGTCAGGCATAGTATTTAATTACTATCTTTATTCTTGACTTAGTATTTAAACCCCATACGTTTCGCCCCCAATCACACCGATTGGAGGCCACCCATGCCCGACAACGCAAACTGCCCGCCCTCGCGCTTCGCTGCGCTGACCCGGATCATCCGCGCCCTGCCTGACACGCCGCGCGGTCCGGTTGGTCCTGCGAGTGCCGAGGATGATCTTGTATTCCGCATCCACGCCCATGCCGCGCGCATCGGGCGCACCGGCCCGGCCCCTCTGATCCTGCCGCAGGTGCGGGTATGAGTGCCGTCGCCACGGAAATCCGCCACGCGCGGCTGGTACTGGCCAGCGAGCTCGAGCTGCTGCCCGTCGCTGACCGCGCCGAGGCCATGCGCGCGGCCTGCATCGACACCGGCGGGTGCTTCGTGCCTGCCCGCACCGTTCAGGGCGGCACGCATTATGCCGAGGTTAGCTGTCTGGGCGTTTATCACGCGGGCGCCGACATGGCCGAGGCGATCACGCATTGGATCAAGGCCGTGCATCGCATGGAGATCAGCGCGCAGACCGGGGTGGCCGCATGACGGACTTCGACAAGGCCGTGCGCCGCGCTCCCGTCCGCCCGCCGCTGAAGCGACCCGATCCCACCAGCCATCTGGGCCGCCACGGCGCCCACTGGATCATCCTTTGCGCGGCCTTCGTGGGCAGCGGCCTGATCTGGGCCGCGATCCGATGACCGCCTCCCCCTTTGGCGCATCCGGCGCCAACCCGCCCGGGCCGGCCACCACTCACGAACCCACCCAGCCGGCCCGGGCGACGGATTACCACGATCCCTTCCCGCATCCGCGCCTGTGGCAGTTCACGCTGGGCACCGTTGTGACGTGGATCAAGTCACTCCAGACCGACGGCAACCGCCGCGATCTGGGCCATGTCGTCGGCTTTGCCCAGGACCCGAACGCGCTGCCGTTGATCCGCGTGCGCTGGCAATCCGGCGATAACTCGGATGTCCCGCCGGGATATCTCCGCCTCGAAAAGGACCGCACATGAACAAACACGTCACCCCCGCGGCCGAGACCCGCCTGATCCCGCTGGCCAATCTCTACCTGCATGACATCAACCCACGCCAGAACGGCTCGGCCGAGGATACCACCGCCATGGCGGCCAGCATCGCTGTGAACGGGCTGCTGCAGAACCTCACCGGCTATGCCGATCCCGATCGGCCCGGTATTGGCATCGTCGCGGGCGGCCGCCGCCTGCGCGGGCTGCAGCATCTGGCCGCGCACGGCAGTGGCACGATGGATGCCCAGCCGATCGACTTCACCGCGATCCCGGTCCGCGTGACCGACGATGCTTTTGTTGCCCGCGCCTGGGCGGGCACGGAATCGGCCACGCAGAAGCCGCTGCACCCCGCAGACGAGATCCGCGCCTATGCCGCCATGTCTGACCAGGGCAACAGCCCCGAGATGATCGCCCGCGCTTTCGCGCAGAGCGTCGCCCATGTGCGCCGACGTCTTGCGCTGGCCGATCTGATCCCCGAGGCGCTCAGCGCGCTGCGCGAGGGCCACATCAGCCTCGATGTCGCCAAGGCGCTGACCTTGGCACCCAGCCACGCCGAGCAGCTCGCGGTCCTCACCACGGCGCGCGCAGGCAACTGGACGGCCGAGCGGGTGCGCCGCCAACTGACGCCTGACAGCGTGGCCAGCACCGACCGCCGCGCCATCTTTGTCGGGCTCGAGGCCTACCGCGCCGCAGGTGGCACGGTGATCGACGATCTCTTTGCCGAGTGCTGCTACCTGACCGACGCTGACCTGCTGCATCAGCTGTTCATCGCCACGCTGGATGAACGCGCCGAGGTTCTGCGCGCCGAGCAAGGCTGGGCATGGGTGAAGGTCAGCTATGACCAATGGAGCGACCACAGCCTCACGTCAGGTTGCGAGCGTATCCAGCGCACACCCGTCGAGCTGCCGACCGGCGATCAGGATCGCTTGGCCGAGCTGGAAGATATCCAGTTCTCCGAAGGGCTGGACGAGGCCGAGCGCGCCGAGATCGAAGCGCTGCGCGACCGCGCCAAGGGCGATTACACCGACGAGGATCGCGAGGCCGGCGGCATCGTGGTGCTGGTCGACCGCCACGGCACCCTGACGATCGAGGGCGCCTATCACCACCTGGCAAAGACCAAGGCGCGCGACACGGCCGAGGGTGGAAGCACCGCGCCGGCTACCGAAAAACCCCTGCCGCAGGCCGCGCTGGACGATCTGCAACGCATCAAGCTGCTGGCGCTGCAGACCGCCCTGCTCGACAAGCCCGAGCTGGTGCTGGACCTGCTGGCTTGGCAGATCGAGCGCCGCGCCCCCGCGTGGTGCAGCCCGTTTGCCGTGCAGCTGAACGATCAGACGGTCGAACCCGAAACCGCGCAGCATGTCACCATCGACGCGCGGTTGGCCGAGACCAGCAATGCCACCGAGTTCGGCAAGACAGACAACCCGGTCGACCGCTTTGCCGAGTTCCAAGCCAAGGGCAAGAAACACCGCAACCAGGTGCTGACGCGGCACTTCGTGCGCACGCTGAACCGCATGACCTCCGACCAGGCGCCGCTGGCTGACCATCTGGCCGAGTTGACCGGCGCGGCGATCCGCAAGGTCTGGACGCCCTGCGCGCCGGGATACTTCAAGCGGCTGCCCACCGGCCGGCTGGACGCTCTCTGGCAAGAGCTGACCGAACTGCCCTCCGAGGCCGAAGAAACCGTCGCCTTTACCAAGCTGAAGAAAGCCGAGAAGGCCGACGAGCTCGCCCGCCTGTTCCAGGACGCCAGCGCCCGCGAAGCCCTCGGCCTCTCGCGCGATCAGGCGGCCGCGATCGACGCGTGGCTGCCGGAGGAACTGGTGCGATGATATGGATCATGGAGGCACAGCCGCTCTGGCGCGGGTTACTCACACTGCTGCAAACGACCTTAATCCTTCTGGCCGGGTTGCATTCCTACAGGGGGCGCAAGGTTGCCGCCTTGGAATGTCTGGGGTGGGCAATCTTGATGACCGTGGCACTGCGCGATACCGCAGTGGCCGGCACACATCCCGACCATCAGAACTATGATGCCCCCGAGGCGATCGAGAGGTTGGCATGATGCCCCGCAAGAACCCTCGACCCGCCGCGAAGAAACGAGCCGCCAAGCTGAAGCTGAGCGCGAGCGCCAAGCAAAAACAGCGGATCGGTACCATCGCGCACCCGGGCACCAGCGGCATAGCACTCGCCATGCTCGCGGCCTTCGCCCTCGGAAAAGAGGGCAAGCGATGACCGATCCGAAGCACAAGATGGCGATGGACGCACTAGGATTTGCAGCGCAAATTCTGAGGCCACATTTCGACCAGCTGACGGCGTTGGTCGACGCGGAACGGTCGATGCATAGCCATCTGCACATAACCGATCCGACCCTTTACCGAAGAGCCATCAACACCGACGGGCTGCGCCATCAAGTCGAACTCGCAAAAGCCGCGTTGGCCTACCTCGGCGCCATTCAGCGCGTGAAGGACGAACTCACCCCAGCCTCCACAAAGGATAAATCATGACGCCGATTATGAAGCACTTTGCCTACAAGCACCTGCCGGAACACCTGCAGAAGGTCAGCGCCCCCTTCGGCGAGCTCGCAATCGAAATGGACAAGAGCTTGCGTGACGGCCCCGAAAAATCAGCCGGCCTGCGCAAGCTGCTCGAGGCCAAGGACTGCATGGTTCGCGCCGCCCTCGACTGAAACACCGGAACGCACAGCGCGGTGCTGCGCTCCCCCGCCGCGGGCATGTCGCCCATTTCCTCATCCGGGGCGGCGGGGGCATCTAACAAGGGAGCGATCGCATGACCGACCAAGACCATATCGAATGGCCCCGCGAAATCTGGATGGGCGAGCGCGAGGATCATGACCAGGGCGTAGTGACCGCTGTCCTGTCTGAACACGCAACCGTCGCCCGCTGGGCTGGCGACCCGGAGCGCGATCGCAAGTTTCATCGCTACGTCGATGCCGACATTCACGAAAGCGCGGAGCAGTACTACAAGGCCCGCATCGATGCCGCCGAGGCAGAGCGGGATGAAGCTGATCGACGTGCCGGCGCCGCCGAACGAAAAATGGAAAGTCTCAAAGACGCTGCTATCCGCAGAAACCACTGGCTGCAGCAAGCAAAGCAGGATCGCGGATACGACAATAACGTTAGCTTTGACGTGGTGTGGAAAGAGACGTGCGAGAAGGCCGACAAGGCGACTGCCGAAGAGCGGGAAGGCACGTGATGCCAAGGGTTCACAACAAGCGCGCCGGCACAGCTCCAAAAAATGCCGTCTACATCGGCCGAGGCAGCCCATGGGGCAATCCCTTCGTGATCGGCAAGGATGGCACCCGCGACGAAGTGTGCGACCGGTTCGCACGCGAGGTACTGCCTACCCTCGATCTTGCGCCGCTGATCGGCAAGGACCTGGTTTGCTTCTGCGCGCCCGCCCGCTGCCACGGTGACGCGATTTTGGCGGCGCTCAACCCACCACGCACGGAGGACTGATATGACGCAGCACGTCCTGATCGAAGCCACTAGCCTAGAGGAACACACCCGCCGCATCGAGGCCATGGAAAGCCGCATCGAGCGTCTGTGCGCCGCGCTGGAGGCCGTGCAGGTCCAGCGGGAACCGGAGTGGTTGAAGGTCAACGATTACGCCAAGCGGTTCGAAATAACGCCTCGCACGGTGAACCGCTGGATTGACGAGGGCAAACTGAAAGCCCGTGGGGCGGGCAGAGCGAGAGAGGTGAAGTTGTGACGCGAATGACGGATGAAGAGCTGGCACGAATGGCGTCGTGGTCTGGCGGATATGCTGATCTGGCCCGCGAACTATTGACAGCGCGGAGGCTTGCAGAATTCGCCGGTCACAAACGCGGCTGCGGCAGGATCAGCGCCTTTAACGAAGGCAAGCCCTGCACATGCGGCTTTGACCAAGCCCGTTTTGAATACAATCGGTCAACCAAGTGCCAAGAATGCGGCGGGTTGGTGTATCGGGGCGACCTCTGCTGCCCTGTCTGTTCGCCGGAAGCGTTAGAGGACGCCAAGCGCCGCGAAGCCACCTAATCCAGCCGCTTCGCCAATTCCTCGGCAGTCTCGTTGTAATAGGTCCGAAGCTGCCGCAAATCCTGGTGACCCACCATGCGCGCCAATGCCAGCACATCCAGTTTCCGCGACAACCGCGTGATTGCAGCGTGGCGACTATCGTGGAACGTCAGCCCGTCGACCTCGGCCCGTTCCCTGATCTTGCGGAACAGCGAACTGATCTGGTCAGAATGCAGCCCGAACACCGGATCGTCCTCGGGCAACACCTTTATCAGCCGCACCGCCTCTGACGACAGGGGCACGTCTCTGGGGTGGCCGTTCTTCGTCTTGTGCAGCCGCGCCACGCGCTTTGTCAGATCAACGTCGGCCCGCCGCAGGTTGCAGATCTCGCCCGCCCGCATGGCAGTCTCCATGGCGAACAGGAAAGCATGGAACACGCGCGCGGTGGAGCGGGACAGATTGCCCCCGCCTGCGTGCTGCATCCGCTCGATTTCGTCAGCCGTGGGAAGCCGGTCGCGCGGCGGGGGTTTGCGGGGCTTGGCAACGTCCGACAGCGGGTTCTCCCCGATCAAGCCCCACTCTTTCCGCGCCACCGTAAGGACGGATGACATGACCTGCATTTCACGAATGACAGAGGCCGGGGCTACCTCGCGCATCCGGGTATCTCGCCAACTCGCAAAATCGGCCGAAGACAGCGCGCCCAGCTTCACCTTGGCAATCGGATCGCGTTGCAGCTTTTCCAGCCGGATCATTTCCCACCGCGCGCCGTGCTTGCTGGGCGACCGCTCCCGGGCGTACTTGTCCATCAGCGCGCCGAACGTCATATCGGCGGCGATTTTGTCGCCGTTCAGGATTTCATACTCGGTGCGCGCGGCCCAATCCTTGGCCTCTTGTCGAGTCGGGAATGTCTTGGATTTGCGGACCCCTTGCCTTGCAACCTCGGCCCGGTATCCTTTCCCCACCTTCCTGAGCGTAGCCAC